TCTTTTAGTTTTTTTTGTAAGTCTTGTAGTTTATCTACTGTTTGTCCTACTTGTCCTATAAGTTGACCAGCAACTTCGTATGCTCTTGGGTGTTGTCCTTCTTTGGCTATATCTAATATACCTTGAATGGCCTCATTACCTTTGTCAATTAAATTGTAATAATTATCTCTACTATAACTGTAATCGTTATCTATGTCTTCTTTATTTTCATCTTCTTTACGAACAACAGGAGATTTAAATTCTTGCTGTACTATTTCTTTTTTTGGCTCAGGTGTATCTATACCTAATATTTCATTTACCTTATCTTCTAGTTTACTCATAATACTATTTATTAACTGTCATATTCAACCAGCCAGTTGCTATGTACTTCTCTTTGTTAGTTGATATTATACCTCTATGAGTATGTGTCCACTCTGCTGGCCACATAACTGTTAAACCTTTTTTAGCTTTAGTTTTAAAATTTTGATATAACCATTCTGTTCCGGCATCATCTACATCATTTAAGTATGTCATATAAACTATAACTCTACTTAACTCATCAAACATATAAGAGTTTCTTTCATAATGCCAACTTTTATATCCACCACCAATTGGATAATATTGTATGTTCATTGGTAATTTTAATTGTAAAGGCATATTACAGAACTCATATTTTTTTCTATATTGCTCTACACCTATTGTTATAACTTCGTCATGGTATCTTAATACAGATGGATCTTTAGAATATGTTGGAACAACAACATCAATAGAATCTTTTATAGACTTATCAATTCTAGTATGTTTACCAGAACCTGTATAACCTAAATCTTTTGTTTCTGTATTGTTTTTATGATACTCTATTAATGCGTCACAAATAGAGTCATCTTGGACTTGAAATGTATGTATAAAATTTTCCATAATATAATATAATCTATTTATTCGTCAGTATCTGTCTCAGGATTGTATTTCTTACCGTCTGTGTGAGCTGTTATTGTTGTTGTAAATCCAAAATCATCATCAGCATCAGCGCTAGTTGGATTTGGTATTGTTATAATTCTAGTTTCTCTTGCCTTAGCATTTACATCTGTGTCAGAGTACATATCAGCTTGTGTTTGTTTAATAACTCTTTGAGTATTCGCCGGACCAAATAAGTATGTCTTTGCTGTAAACCCTAAAGTATATACTACGGCTCTTCTTTGTGAGAAGTCACCACTATAACTATCTTCGTAATTAACACTATTTAAAACTATAGGAACATCTCTTTTGATATTTAATTCTGGTATCGCATTTACAGTCACAGTATAATCAGGTTGAAAGAAAGGTAAGATTTGTTCTATAATTTGTAATCCACCTTCAGCTGTTGCTGTGAAAGAATATAAGTTGTAAGATATATTATATGGTACAGGTGTATAATTAAAATTCATTATCTTTCCATCTGCGCCAGTCTTAACTGTTTTATATTTTTGTACTCTTGTTAATTTACGACTACCATCATATTGAATACCTGTAATCTCAAAACCCATACGAGGTAAAGTAATCGCAAACTCTCTACTTTCTAAATCAGGTTGTTGATCTAATCTAGCTAAAAACTTTTCTTTTGGAGCATATGCTAAAGGAACTCTTATTGTTTGAACAGTAGAGCCACTAGAGTCTTTTCTTTTAATTTGTATGTTATTGAATATTTGACCAAAGGCAATGGTCATTCTTCTCATACTTTCGTTGTAAAAATATCTTCCAAACATCTAAAAATCCACATCTCCGAACGGGTTTCGTTCTGTAAAGTCTAATATATCATCTGCAGTTGACGCTGTATCAAAACCAGCAGCACTATCTAAATCTAAATTATCAGCATAAGGTGATTGAGTTTGTATGTTATAACTCTCTAATAAGAAGTAATTATTTTCACCATCTATATTTTCATTCTCTAATAACAACGCACCTGTTCCACCGTCTGTTCCTATTTCTAAAGATACTTGGTGTGCTAATTGGTCTAAAGTGTATTTGTCTTCAGCTGCATCTATTCCTTCAACACCTGTTTCTAATTTTTCTGAACTGTATTCCCATCTAGTACATACTAGTTTGTAAACTGGTAATTGTCCTAACTGAAAGAATGGTTGTTGGTCTTGTACGAATTGTATTTCAAAAAAACTATTCATTAAAGGCATATAAATTATATCGCCTTCGTTTGGTCTTCCTTCAGCAATCAATGTAGCTTTTTCATCAACAGCTTCGTTGAATCTTCTTTTAGAAATCATAAAAGTTGTATCTTCTCTAATCTCTAAACCAAACTTATTAATAATCTCTTGTTCGCCAGCGAAGCCTTCAGTTGTTTCCATATACGCTTCAATTAATAGCGCAGATGAAAATTTAGACAGCATATCTTCGCCTAAAATTAAATCTCTATTGACTAATGATCTTGGTAAGTAATAAACATCTTGGCCATATATCTTTAGGCCTTCTATAATTAAATCTTCGTGTAATCTTTTTTCGGATTGATTGCCGATACCCTTACCATCTTGGAAATAGTGATTAACTGGCATGGCACTATCCTATCATCATCGCTGGATTTAACTCGTATGAACTTCTTATTTCTTGTTCTAACTTTTCTAAATCAGATAAAGCTTCTGAATATATTTGACCACCATTTAAAGATACTCCACCTAACATAGCAACACCATTGAACTTAGATAAGTTTGCGCCCCATTGTTTTTTGAACAAAGCAGTCACATATCTTTTTAAATATAAGTCGTTATATACATCTGTAAAAGTATCAGGATCTAATTTTCTATAACATTCAATAACAAGATATTCACCAACCACCAAATCATTCTTCCAATCTTGGTCAATGTATAGTCTGTTATCGTGTTGATTAAATCTTAATGGTTTTTCACCTACTAAAATATGATCTAAAAAATCTAACTGTCTCATAACCACATCATAGTTAATTATAGAAGTAGAAGAAAAATCATAAAGATCATTTAATCTTAATTGGTATCTTACATCAAATAAGTTTAAATTACCTTTACTAGAATATGGGAATAAATTAATTACTGAAATAACACTTTCAGGTACAACAATAAATCCTTGTGCTTCTTTCCAATTAGTAGTGACTGAGTTTTTAGTCACAGCTTCATCTACATCTGTATTAATTCTATCGTAATCTGCTTGTGTGTATTGATATTTTAGATATGTTCGTCTAATAGAGTCATAGTGATATTGTGCGAAATATTGTAATGCTTCATCAATTCTATCTTCTAATTGGTCGTCATCAGCATTAATTTCTATGACTGGTTTTCCGAGTGCTCTTAAAGCATATTGTTTTAATGTTTCTCTAGTGCTTGGCGTTGCCATCACAATCCCCTTTATTTTACTGGAATATTTATAATACTATCCTAATGCAATAGCTTGCGCTATAGCGAAAGATTGTACAGCTAATGTACCTGTCGCAGTCGGTAAAGTTAATGTAATATTACCTGAGTAAGATGCGTGAGGAGCTGATTTTACTGCTGTGTAGTGAGCGTTTGAACTCTCACAATAAAATCTTTGTTCAGCTACACTACCAGAAGCTGTTTTAACTTCTATTAATCCATCTGATACTAATACACCACCATCAGTTCCATTACCGTCCATGACTATTTTACCAGAACCGTGAGGTAATAAATCAATATTACCATTTGCTAGTGTGACAATATTCTGACCATTTATATCTAAATCACCACCTAACTGAGGTGTCGTATCTTCTGAAACATTTGATATTGCTGAAGATGTTGCTAAACCTGCTACTAATGCTGATCTACTAATCTTTTTAAGACCACCACCTGAAGTATCTATTGCCATTAATACATCATCAGTCGCTACTGAAGTAATTTCTGCTAATGCACTTACAGCTTTAGAACTAAATTTACTACCATCAGCTACCATGATATTACCAGATGTGTTTGTTCCTAGTACAATATCATTGCTTGATTGAGTTAGTCCACCTGTAATACTTAAACTCTCACCCATTTGAATAACTGTTGAGTCTGCTGATGTAATAGTATTTCCAGTTATAGTAATACCACCAGCTGTTAAACTTGTTATACCTGTAATTGAAGAACTAGCAAAAGTAATTGCGCTTGTAGGTATATTTGAAATAGTATTAGCAGAACCACTTATAGTTTTATTTGTAAGTGTGGCAGTTGTATCTTTGATAGCAGTCTGTATTTGAGCTAATGTTGCTCTTCCCTCACTACCACCATCTGAAACCATAAATTGGTCACCTGATGCTAATGTCACTCCGGTTAAATTTGTTGCTGTATCAATATTAATGATTGCTTCAACTGCGCCAAATTCTAACGCACTAGCACCACTATTTACTTTTAATACTTGCCCTGCTGTTCCTATAGATAAGGCAGCACCTATACCACCATGTGATAAAGGTATAAATTCTCCTGTTTGATATTCTGCTAGACCAGTGGCATTACCACCGTCATCAAACACTGTTCTTACTGGTACTTTTGACGACATTTCGTTCTCCTATTAATCTATTTATATGTCTTTTTTATTAGAAACTAAACAATTCAAATTTCGCTTGTGTCGTTCCGTTTGCCTTTTTAAATTGTGTAAATACTGATGCATTTGAAGACCCTGCTGCCATTGTAAATGTAGTGGCTGCTGTACCCAAACCTCCAGTTTTTGTAAATAAAGGAACATCTTTTGTAGCTACACCTGCAGCGTTTGCTTTAGAAATTAAATCAGAACCTAATTTTGAACCAGCAGGTAAGGTCACTCCTGTTGAAGAAATCAATATCTGTCCTGTTCCATCACCTTTAATTGTTGCTCCAGCCAAGTCAATCGTATTACCTGACAAGTAAATATCACGCCATCTTCTGTTGGGTGATCCTAAATCATAAGTTAATGTTGTTAATGGTTCTAAATTTGAAATAAATCTTGCTGTGACATTGATTGTATCTTCTGTTGAATCTCCAGTATTGACACCAATAACTGTATCACCTTTTAGTGTAGTGTCATTTGAAACTTCTAATGTTGAACCAGCAACATATACATTTTGAAAATAACCATTTCTAAAATTCTTAGCTGATGAACCAATATCTCTACTATTGTTTGTATCAGGTATAATATTTTGATCTACTGCTGATAGGTCACTAGCAACTTCACCAAAGTCATATTGTTTTGTTGACGCATTGTATTTTAAAGCGAAACCATCTGCTTGACTTGAAATATCCACATCGTCCATGTTAGATATTTTGGTACTACCACCACCACCTAGAGATTGTAATTGTAAAGTTGTTAGTTGTTTAAATCTACTAAACTCTTGCGTTAGTTTATCTAAAGTAGTATCGCCTGATACAATATCCTCTTTGATTGACTGTGCGTGTTTAGTTAATTGTTTTAC